AAGTCCCGCCAAGCGATCACCGTTCCTGCCACCAAGTTGTCGGGCAAGACCAATAGCCGCTGCGTTGGGGTTTTTCAGCATCTCATTAGTAAGCCCAAAGTTGAGAACACCCTGCTCGCCATCGGTTATGGTATTCTTACACGGGCATTCTGGTGCTACACCAGGCGAAGATTCTTGTAGCGTATCGGGATCCAAAAATATCGCAGCAGGAGCAGAGGTAGCAGGTGGTGGCGGTGGAGGAGCAGGTTCTGGTGCCACCTTTTGATCGGTGGGTGTAGCCTCTGCCTTGGATACTGCTGCGGCAACTGTGGCTTCCACTTTTTTTGTGTTTCCAACATATTCGTTTATACCAACATATCGCTTCTCTGCGAGATTATAGTAAGCAACAGGTTCCCAATTGTCCTGAAAATAAAGATCCGTGAAGGATTTGCCTGGTGCGGCTTCACGAATAATTCTACCCTTTTGTTCAATTTTATACTCGTAAATTACTTTATCAGAAAACTCTCTATTTGGTTTGGACCATTGTTCGGTTACAGGCATAGATTACCCCACAAAAAAAGTGCTTGATCCTGTTGGCGTATGACCACAACTTGCTTGACTAGCGGTGGTACATACAGGTATTCCACCAATAACAAAATTTGGATTGCCCTGTATCATTGTTGCTTTGTTGTGTGGACTATCTCCGTGATCCTGCACAGGATTTCCTTCCAACGAAACAGCAAATCCGTCAACGAAAAAGTACGGGTTGCCTTCAAGTATCGTGCCACCCGCAATATCTATGTTGGCTCGGCATACACCAGATCCAGGCATTAGTAAGTTCCTCCGTCTATCGGACCATTGGGTGATGGATCTTCGTAAAAAGACAGCACATCAAATCCAGAATTAGCGTCTTCAGGAATGTATCCCGATGTCTGATCCGCTTTGCAAACATAAAACTTGCCGTTACGCTTGACAACATCTCCGTACACATACACAGTGTATTGAGAAGACCCCTCAATGTATTTACGGTGCAAGCCACGGTAGTTCATTAGCCACCGCCCTTCAAGTCAACACGCTTGGGCTTCAGCACGGGTTCGCCTGAATTCACTTCAATTCGCTTGCCCTGCTGCATCACCATGACATTTTTGTCTGTGATGAACGAGATGGTGCGTCCAGAGAAACCAATATCTCCGTCTGCATAAAATTCAATGGTCTTTCCAGATGCCTTCAGTGATCCCTCAACTTGAATATTTACATCGTTGTTTGCAAGTATACTGGTGTTTCCGTTAATCTGTATATTTGCTCCGTTGTTAATGGTGATGTTCGCGGAACCATCAATCACAAGGTTCAACCCTTCTTTTCCGCGAATGTGAACCTTCTTATGCCCGTGAACTATTTCGTAATCATTTCCCACGATTCGCTGCACACGAGTTCCGTTTGGGTCTGCTTCCCATCCGTTTCCAATTTCATTGAATGTGCCTGAAGTATGGTAATGATGAATTCGTTCAGATCCTGGCGTATCATCATATTCTTCAATGTGCCCACTTTCAGTGTATCGAACATGATTCTTGGGATACACTGCATTGTATGGAGTGATAGGTTCATTCCAAACAGAGCCACCCCCAATATCTGGTGTACTTTTAATGTTTGTTGAAGTGTTTTCCACTTTAGCAATGACAGCGGTTATCTTGCTAATATCTGTGTCGTTTCGAGCAAGACGATTGGTGTCTGGTTCTTTTACAATTGATATTCCCGGCGGTCCTATTCCGTTGTTCTTTTTTGGATACATTCCGCTTGGATCATTGAATCCCAGTTTTGTGTCAGGAGGATTAAGTGGTATTCCTCCAAACGATCCAATCATCACAGGATCTTGCCCCTCTTCTCCATCACGAAAAAATCCAAACACATGGGAACCCTGAAGCAGCCCTGTGGGAGAAGTACCGATACCCGATACCGCAGCACTGGTGATGGGCTGCATGGGATACGCCCACGGCAGCGCAGCCGTTGGCAGTTCGGTCTTGTCGTCTGTGTGGAAACCGTACACGCGAACACGGCAGCGTCCAAGGAACAGCGGATCGGCAGTGTCTTCCACTACGCCGTGCCACCACACAAACCCTTCTCGTCCTAGAAATCCCTTCATTAGACCCCCATGCAATTCCGTGAAAGTTCAAGTTTGCAACTGTACGCTGTGCCGATGGTGTGCTTCACACTTGTAACCAAATACTCTCCACTCAAGTTTTTGTCGTCCATGTCGGTCAGTACTGCAACATCGGACTGCGGCTTTGGAACCTTGATATGCACCACATCGCCCACTCGCCGTCTGCTGTCCCCAAATATCTCAATCATAATCTTCTGTGTCAAAAATGCGTTCATGTGATACTTACGCTTGAGATATACAGACTCTATCTTTGAGTTGTCCACGATGCCGTTGGATTTACTGTGAACTGTGTATGAGGTTGACGGCAAGTACGAGTACGCCACACCACGACCAAACATCCGTTTGGATTCAGGATCCGCCGTTCGAAAGTGCGGTTCGGTTCCCAATTTCTTTATGCTGTCAAAAATGGCGGGTTCAAACAAATCGGCTATCCGTTGCTCCTTACGCACCAAATCGTGAACCACCAAACGAGACGACACTATGCCGTTCATTATGTTGTTGGCAGCGTCAAATCGGCTCATTTCTTCAAGCCGTTGTATTTTGTGATATCGGGACGGTAGCGGACTTTTGAATCCTAGATTTTGCAGTTGCCCTTCGGCAATACCAGCATTTGCAGTGGTGTGCAGATAGGTGACGGGATTTGCTGATCCTTGATCAATAATGGACGACAGACTGGCGAATCGGTAACCGTCTAGTGTTTCGTAAAACAAGAACGGGCTGTACTCGTTTCCTGTTTTGGTGTACGCTTTAGAGGTAAGCCAATTTATTGCTTTGAAAGGAGTGTACGCATACGGCAACACAAAAGAGTAATTATCCTTTGTGGGTTCAATCTGCAACCGATCTTTCCACACACCTTCGGGGAAATGCTTCTTGAAAATTCCCGCCACCATATCCGACACCGTTCCTGACATGGCGTAACCGCAGTAATCAGAAAAATTAAAGAATCCGCCCTCACTCATCAGGTGCAGCACATACTGCTGTGTTTTTCCTGTGTCCGAAATTTTCTGTGTGTCTAGTTTGTACACACGAAACAGTAGTTGCACCGGAGCAAAAGCATTAATATCTGACTTGAACGAGATTTCTATTTTCTCGTGTCCAACAATAGGAAACCGCTCAGGAAAGTTGAATGCGTCTTCGATATGCAATTTGGCAGACAGATAGGGAGAGAATATGTCTTCGTAGATTTCGATATAGCGAAACAGATTCTTGAGGTCTATCTCTTTTCCATTTATCAACGAGTACATCACAAACTTTTCTAGTTTGTAGTTTCCCGCTGAAAGTATTGAATTACCGTGTCCCGATTGATCAGCCATTTTATACCCTCAACAATGATTCAAGTTCTGCTAGTGCTTCACGCTTGTACCGCGGATGCAGAATCTTTATGGTGCGCTTGTCATCGTTGGTGGTGTTCTCGTATGTGTAGTTGGACACCGCGTATGTGGGCACAGCCGCACCAGAAACACCCATGTATTTGCCGATGTATGTTTCCCAAAAATCAACGGTTCCTGAACCCGAGTACCCAACTCCAACGGTTGTGAGGTTGGGGTATTCGTTTTCTGTATGACCAACAACACCACCCACAACAGAATAACTGCCTGTCTGCTGACTCAGAGGATCCACTGTAAACTTGTCGTTGGCAGCACTTAGTCCACCACTGAACGCAATTTCAAAATGGTGAACTGCCATGTAGGACGGTTCTATCTTTTTGATTCGCACAGAGTGCGAACTGCCGCCAGATACACCAATAGTGGCAGATCCTGTTGCAAAACCCGTACCGTCAATGGTGAGTTTGCACAGGGTGGGATCGTAATCTTTTATAGCAGTGGATCGACCGCCCTGTGACAGAGTGCTTCCGCTTTGCACACTGGTCTGATAGAAAAATCCGTCAGAGGTGTTGGTGATGTATACGGTGTAGCCACCGTGTTTGTTCTGCACATAGTCTTCTACGGCAGATCCTGATTTGTACCATCCGTGATACGGATCAATAATGTTGTTGGTCATCAGCACTAACCAGTGGAATGACGGATCGCCGTACACACGCTCGGCAATATGTTCAGGACGCTCTCCGTCCTTTATGCTGTACTCTATGAACGCACCGTCACTGCCCCTGATGTCCTCACTCAGCGCAACGCGGCGAAGCATATTCGCAACAAACACATAGCGAAAGGTGTCGCCATCGCGGACAGGATACTGCAAAATAGGAAACTTTGAGAAGTACGGCATTAGTATCCTTTATCTACGGTTTCGCGGGTGAGGATACCCATTTCAGTAAAGTTCAGCGTCATGGTAATAGCAGTAGGTGAGTTGTCAACAAAAGTGCTGAACAGAGAATTGGGGGTGTAGTCCACCGACATAGAAGTAAGTGAGCAGCGACCAATGCGCGGCAAATACTCGTTTTCTACAAATCCTGCTTGATTCATGTTGGGATTGGACGACAAGAATCGAACTTCAAATTCCGCAGGAACACGAAGTATGATCTGCACATTTGACTCTTTTTCTCCAACCAACTGCTCATCCCGAGCAGGGTGTGAGTGATATCGGAATGTCTCAATGATGTCCCGTATGGTCTGTACTTCTGTCTTATTTCGCGGATAGAATTCCCAACTAAACGAGAAGTTTCGGAAATCCTTTTGCTTGAACAATTTTTCAAGACGAGGATTTACAACTACTCCACGAGCAGCAGCAGCCACTCCTTCTGCTCCAAGCAAACCTGCTAGTTTTTGTCCACCAACTTCAAGCCCCTGAACAGCCGTGTCAGCAGGAGAACCTAAAGCATTAAACATGGCTTTAACGCCCTTGCCGTCAACATCCTCGTAAGTAAACGAGTCTTCGTTGTTTACCTTGTTGCAGAACGGCAGATAGATGGAAATCATCTGATCGTACACCGCTTCATTAGTGTACGCTTTTGCTGTTGCAACAATAGCAGCAGCCAGCCCTGCTCCCACGGCTGCGCCGCCTGCCGCGCCAGGCACCGCACCCACACCACCAAATATCATGCCTGCTGCACCACCGGCTGCTCCACCAAGAACAGCACCCGTTGCCGCAGCGTCAATCACACTTGCTTCCGCTACTGTTGTGGTGATTCGATCTTGCACTTGAAGCCGCTCGGTTTCGTCCATTCCCACACGACCAGCACCATTATTGAGTTCTGCTTCAATGCTAGACATACGAGACTGTTCTGAAGTAATGGTCTGCTCTAAAACCTGCCGTGCCTTGTCAGGATTGTTTTGCAACATGGTTGCCATGCTCTCATTGGTGTTGGGATCAACCACCTTGAGCATATTTGGATCATTCATCATTTCCTGCAATGCAGCAATTTTTTCATCGTTCAGGGGTGTGCTGTACAGCGATTGCGGATCTAACCCACCACCACTAATAAGACTTGCCAATGTGTTCAGATTGCCAATATTTTTGGCAGATTCCATTTTGGCATTGGTCAGGGACTCGCGGAGATCCTTGGCTTCCCATCTCCAAAACGCCTTGAACTGCATGACATGGGGAACCTGCGCGTTGCCCAAATCCACGGGATACCGCAGAACTGATGGTCTGTTTCGTGATCCGCGCTTTAGTTTAGGAGTTGATTCCAGGCTTTGCAGCACAGGATCCCCTGCCTGTTCAGGAAAAGCAGTTCCCGTGAATCGTCCAGAGCCAAAACGATTGCTAGACACAAACGGCTTGCCGTTTGATGTGAATGCAGGGTTAACTAGAGATTGTGGAATTTGTGACATGGATATTCCTTTGAAGATCGGCTACATATTTATGTATGGCATACAAAGGTATTTTTCAACCACAGAACCCCACCAAATACATAGGCGATCCCACCAAGATCACATATAGAAGTATGTGGGAGCGCAAGTTTATGAAATACTGTGACAGTAGTTCAAATGTTCTCCGATGGGCATCCGAAGAAGTGGTTATCCCGTACATGAGTCCAATTGATCACAAACCACATCGCTACTTTGTGGACTTCTTGGTTGAGGTACGCACACCCGAAGGCATCAAGACTTGGCTTGTGGAGATCAAACCCAAAAAGCAGTGCCGCGAACCCGAAAAGCGAAAAAAGATTACCCGAGGGTATATTACTGAAGTAAAGACATGGGTCACCAATAAAGCCAAATGGGATGCTGCCAAACGGGTGTCTGATGCCAAGGGATGGGAATTCAAAATATTAACCGAAGACGACTTGTTCAAGAAGAAGCCATGATAGACGAACAAAAACAAAAAACCGATCTTCAAGAACTACTCAAAGAAACCACTGTGGCATTGGGTGGAACGGATCAGACTTACATTCAGTTTGTCCAAATGCTGAACGAGTACAACCAATTAAGCATACCAAGTCGCCTCTTGCCGGGCTGCTTGGTGTTTTTCAAATACAAACCTATTAGCGAATCTTTTATTTCTCGTAATACATATTATGATTCGTTTCCTCTCGTCCTGATCACCGATGTGTATCGCGGCGGATTTGAGGGGGTGAATCTACATTTCATTGCTCCTCAATACAGAAAAGCCTTGTTTGATGCGGTGATGCGTGGATTGCCCACCATCAAGGCAAATGAGGAGTGGAGAACGCGACTGCGAGTGGATTATGATCGGTTGGAAGCACGGAGAATCTTCAAGTACTACAAGCCGTGCTATCGAAGGTATCTGTGGAAAGGCATGAAACGCAGACCAGCACTCGTACCTTTTCAGTTGTGGGAAGACATGGTGAACGGAAATTCATATAAGTTTGTAGGGGCAAAGCCCGTAACCGTATACCGAGACAGCCGAAACGCAGTAATCCGTGGGGGAGGATAAATGGCACTAGTACCGTCAAACATCAACGAAATGATAGAATCAATCAGGCGGTCTGGCGTTGCGTACAGCAATCGCTACGAACTGATGTTTGGTATTCCAAGCGTATTTCCAACAGGCAATCCAGCGGAACTAAAGAACCTGACAGTTCGTTGTGATTCGGTTACTGTTCCCGGTCGTGGATTTTCAACCACACCGTATCGCTTTTACGGTCCTGCTCGTAATATGCCGTATGAACCCATCTACAGCGGAGAGATAAACATATCCATGATCCTGTCTGCGGATTTGCGTGAACGCAAGTTTTTTGAAGACTGGATGAATTTTGTGTGCAGCCGCGACAACTTCAAGTTTGGCTACTACGACGATTACATTACCGATTTAGAGATAACCGTATTCAGCAAAGACGAAATACCCACCCACAGGTTCTTTGTGGAAGAAGTGTATCCCAAGTCTATTGGCGACTTGCAGATGGGATACGACAAGGATAACGACTATCTGCGTCAGGATGTAACCTTATCGTTCCGTAAGTACACGCCAGAATATATTGGTATGCCTCCCTCCAAACCAACTCCAAACGGTGGTGCTGCTTCCTTCCTGAGTCCAGGCATGAGTAAAATATTCAACATGGGCAAAAACGCAGGAGGCGATCCGCAGCAGTGGAAGTCGCCAACAAATACTCCAAGTTAAACGCCTAAATAGAAATTGATTATATTGATTAAAGGAATACCATGATGCAACTGAATCTCGTTAATGCTTCACTACCACAATACAACATGAGCCTGCCTGTATCGGGCATCACCACAAAATTCAGACCATTTGTAGTCAAGGAGGAGAAAATCCTCCTGATGGGTCTACAGTCAAAAAGCATTAATCAAATAAATGATGCCATGCGGAACATCATTCTTGCCTGCACCAACAATGTGGTGGACACACGAAAATTGTGTGCTGCGGATGCAGAGTACGCATTTCTACAAATTCGATCCAAATCAGTGGGAGAAGAAGTCAAGCCACAAGTGGTTTGCACCACTTGCTCCAAAGAAACCGTGATCAAGATTAAACTGGATGAAATCACCATTAAGCCCACAACAAAACCGGTGGTTGATAGCAATATAAAAATAACAGATACCCTTGCTATCGTGATGCGATATCCATCCATTCACGACATTGACTACAACAAAACAGAAGTAGAGATTGCTTTTGACCTAGCCAAGCGGTGCATCGAATCCGTGATTATTGATGAACAGGTCTACCAAGTAAAAGACATCAATCCACAGGAACTCACCGATTTTGTTGACAACATGATGCCTGAGCAGTTTGCAAAAATCATGGATTTCATTCAGAGCGTTCCTGAACTTTCCTATGAATTCCAATATCAATGCCCCCAATGCTCGGAAACAGTAAAGGTGCAACTAAAAAGTGTATCTGATTTTTTTCGGTAGCCCTCTGTCATAATGACTTGGGGGCATATTACCAAATGAACTTCAATCTCATGCAGCATCACGGGTACTCTCTCGCTGAATTGGAAGGAATGTTACCTTGGGAGCGAGAGGTATACATACAAATGCTTATTTCTCATCTTAAAAAAGAACAAGAAAAAGCAACCAACAGAAAACCACTGTGACCCCTTTACCATGACAATGAGGCAGAATCATGGCAAAGAAAATCGTCAGCGATAAACAGATGAGGCAGATGATGGCTTCCCGCCAAGAGCGGGTGGGTGGTCGCTTTGGTGGTTTAAAGCCTGAGTTCAAGACTCCTCCTGTTGCTGCCGCTAAAGATGTGGCGGTATCAGATGCAGCCGTAGCAGAGAGAATTAATTTTCTACAGGCTATCCTCAACGAACGAAAAGCAATGGGGATTGAGACTTCTGAACTAGAAGAGTATGTGGTTGGAACTGCTCAAAAGCAGGGTATGCGTTCTGTTGTTGAAACATTCATATCAGAAAACCGTGAGCAGTTTAATCAAGACGATCCAGCAGGAGCGGCTGCGTATGAATTGATGAAGGAAGCGGTTGTGCTTTCCGAATCATCAATGAAAGCATCCTTTGATGACGCTAAAAAGATATACGCTCAACTACAGTTCATACGAAAGGTAGCAGCAAACGCAAAAGGCAAGAATTCCGCTATTGCTAAACAGATGGAAGGCATCATTGCGCCTGTTGAAGCACAACTAAAGAAGCGAACATCTTTTGCTGCGTTTATAAAAGATAAAGCAGAATCATTCAAGAAGACACTCCCTGAACGCTTGGCTGCAAAAGTGCCGGTCGTTGGTGGTCTACTAAGCGGATTCTTGAGAGATAAACGCGAAGCACAAGAAAGCATTGAACTGTTGTCTGGTCGCATACAAGAGCAAGTCTCCCGTGGTGGTCAAAGAGGAACAGACCTAGACATTAGTGATGTACGACAGCCCCGTAGAGGTGGCGGAACCGGAATGATGGGCGGGACTCGTGCATCAGATATTCCAGGGCTTGATGTTGGTGGTGCAGGAAAAGGCATACCGTCAACACTTGGTGCCATCTATAAAGAAGTCACCAAAATCCGCAGCATCATTGAAAGCAAATTTGCTCCTGTAGAAAGTGATGCCACAGAACTAAAAGCCCGCGAAGCAGAACTAGAAGGCAAGACCGGCGGTAAGGTTTCCGAAAAAGCAATCAAAATGGTAACAGGGGAAAAGGGTGGTGGCGGATTCCTGTCTTCACTACTGTCAAATCTGCTTGGTTCAGGTCTTGGTACGCTGCTTGCAAACGGACTTCTGGCTCTTGGTCCAATGATCATAGGAGCGATTGCAGCAATCGGTCCTGCACTCATGGCAGCAATTGCAGGGCTTGGAACGGCTATTGCAGCCATTGGCAGCACACTGCTAACCGTTGCCATTCCTGCTCTAGTGGCTACTGTGGGAGCAGCCATTGGCGGTGGTTTGGCGTGGCTTATCAACTCAGGTATTGATGCCATCTTTGGCACAAATCTAGCAGAACTGATGTTTGACAAAGACACCTACACATTCGGTGATGTTGCCCGAGAAAATAAAATAGCAGAACAAGGCAAGGCTGCTGATGCGCGGATAGAGGCTCAACGAAACACTCCCGAATACACAGCAGCCATGTCTCAGGATCCTCGAATGCTTCCGAAACTCATTTCGGAAAAAAGAATCACCGGATCTGAGGGTTTGGACATACTGTCTTCGTTTGAATCCAAAAACGGAAGAGGCGAAGACACGGACGCAATTCGTGCAAGAATACTAGAAATAGATCCAAAGGCAGTAGGATCAAATATTGGATCTTTTGCCGCTGTGAATGCAGCACAGTCCGCAACTGCTGCTGCAACGATTCCTTCGGTGTCATCGGCTGCAACATCGTCTACGGGATCAGATCAATCCACATCAGTGGGTGTTATATCATCGTCTTCGCCAAACACCACAGCAGGTAAAATGTTGAATCAGTATTCAGCGGAACAAGCAGCACTCAGCAATGCACAATCTGCGGGGACAGCGAGCGTTGGTGGAACCGTGAACAACTCGTCCATGAACAGCAATGTCAGCAATGTGGTGAACAACTTTAATGACGATCTGCGTATTCGTAACAATGAACCCACGCAGAAGCAGATGCAGACATTCTCACTTGTACCGTAAAAGAAAAGAGGCACCCCGAAGGGTGCCCCTTTGCTGCGAAACCGAAGGCACAGTATTTAGTCTTCGCTTGCCAACTTCTCAAAGTAAGACAAAGCAGATTCGGTGTCGTCATCATCCGTGCTGACGGCTTCCTTCACTGGCTTCTTGGTTGGCTGCGGAGCAGCCTTCTTCACAGCAGGAACATCATCCTCGTCATCAAACGCAGCCTTTTCTGCACCGCCCTTGGCAAACGATTCTGATGCCGAAGCGCGAATGTTTCCGCCAAGCACCATTTCAAGACGAGCCTTGAGTTCATCGTAAGACTTGAAGTTCTTTGGATCAGTGAATTCCTTCAGGGAATACTGAGTCTTCCACAACTTCTCAAGAGCAGCGTCATCACCACCAAGCAGTGCAGACGGTGCAGCAAACTCGCTGCGGTCGTAGTTGGTGTAGCCTTCAACCTGACGAATCTTCAACTTGAAGGTGGCACCGTTCCAAAAGTCAAACGGGTTCATGGGCTTCTCGTCTTGGAACTGCGGATTCATGGCTTCCTGAATCTTCTCGAAAATCTTCTTGCCGTAGCGGAACAGGAACACCTTGCCCTCGTTCTGTGGGTTCTTGGGGTCGCTCACAACATAAATGTTGCTGATGTACGACAACTTACGCTTGCGATCACGCGCAATCTTCTTGTCGTCATCCGATCCGCTAGCCCACAACTGAGAATTCATTTCCGATACCGGATCCTTTAGACCAATGGTCGTAAGGGAATTCTCGATGTACCAACCACCCGGACCACGGAAGCCGTGATTCCAAATACGCGCCCACGGCAAATCTTCACTATCGGGTGAAGGCAGAAAGCGAATCTCTGCGTAGCCGTTGCCAGTCTTATCGGTTTCCGCTCTCCACATACGGTCGTCCTTGTAGGACTCAGACTTCTTTGCCATCTTGTCCATTTCGGTGGCAAGCGTCTGATATGCGTTCTTGGAAGCGGACTTTAGGTCTTTGAATCCCATGCGTGTCTCCTTGTACTAATTGTACGATGTGTAGTGTTGTGTGTGATAAAGAAATCAGTCAGGACTATGTATGGATAGTACCATACGGTGGGCACAAGTCAAGATCAAACAGGCAGTTTTGTCTTTTTCGGAAGCAGATTTAGTTCCTGCCCTTCAGCCTTGATTTTTTCAATGATAGGCTTGCTGAGAAACTTTGCGCCCACTTGTGGCTCAATTCCGTATTTTTCACATACGGCAATCACAGCATCAATATACGAAACCGTATACTGTTTTGCGTGGTTTTCAACTTCGCGGGGGAATCGTATGTTGTTGATGTCCATATCAGCCTTACTTTGAGAAATATACATAGGTGAGGTATCCTTATTTAGTCTTTTGATAGACAAGACCATCAGCGGAGAAGCCAATGGCAGCGACTAGCGACAATTACAGCATTGTTACCGAAGGTGTCAGTTATACCATAGCCAGCGATTTTGTCAAGCCCTCTGGTGCCGGAGAAACTGCACATCATCAGATTGTCAAGGTTGCCTACGGTGCCGACGATACCGTAAACTATGTTTCAAATAACGCGCCGCTGCCGGTGGGGTTGTGTGGATCATGGACTCGTTACGATTATTTGGGTGGTGGAGGCTACTTCAGCCTTGCCACTTCACTTGTGGGAATAGGCGTAACCCTTGCAATTGCAGGTATTGCCAACGCAGAAGCCGTGGGCATCACCGTTGGAACGCTGACCGTATCCGCAACCGATTTGGATATTCGCAACCTGTACGGTGGCGACAGCAGCGGCAGCACAAGCGGAGCGGACTATGTGGGTGTTCAGGGTATTGCGGGTGGATATCCTATCGGTATCACCGTAAGCACAGCCCTGCCAGTAACGGTTTCGTCCTTCTCCGATCTTGGTGTATTTGGTGTAAGCGGAGCCACAGCCGTTGGTGTGACTTTCAGTACAGTGTCTATTCGTGGATTGACCGCTGCAAGCGATACCATCACCGTGTACGGCGGCGGAACTGCTTCCACCGTGTCTACAGGACTATTTGGATTCACGGGAACAGACGTTGCGCCCATCTACGCAGAATCCAATGCACTGAATGTAAACATTAAATCATCGGCTGGCATCACGGTATCTGCTGCGGATCTTGATATTCGCAACCTAGACTACACTCTCGACACTGTTACCATTGTTGGTCAAGGTGCAACAGACAATCAATCCAAGGCTACAGTTCCTACCTACATGAACTCTGCTGTTGGTGCAGCGGGAACACTCACCCAAGTGGGTGGCGTAACAGGTGCAGGTTGGTGCGCGGCAGCAATGAATGTGTTCATGGTGAACAGCGGCATCACCTTCACGGTGAGCGCAAGTGCCACATTCTCGTCCATCGTGGGCGTAACAGCAGCATACAGCGCATCACTGCCTGTTCAGGGATCCAATGAGGCTGCATACGGTGTGTGGGTCACGGGCAGCACCAATGGCGATCCCGTCACAGTACAAGGCTACAGCGGCGGATATCTGCCTGTAGAAGTCAAGGACTTTACCGCGCAGACAGCCACAATCAACACAGGAATCAGTGATCTAAAAACCAACACCGACTTCCTGATTGCTGC